CCGGCCCTGGTGCGCGAGGCCAGGCTTGAGGTAGAGGGAGATAAGCATACTACAGTGAATATAGACAAAATGGAGCAGCATACGCACTTTACTTTGGCTAGCATAGTCAAAGAAACAGCAGAAACAAAGGGAGAAGATGCAAGATCCGGCGGTAACAAAACAGCAAAAGCGGGCGTGGATTTCGGAGAGCCGACAAAATCCGATCGGTTGGGTAAACAAGATCCTGGGGATATCGAGATTCTCTAAAGGCCAGGCAAAGATATTACAGGCCCTTCCGGTGGCGATAAGAGAAAAGAAACCTATTATCATCCCTTCCGGGCACGCTCAAGGCAAAGATTGGATATCCAGCAGTATCGGATTATGGTTTTTGTACAATTACTATCCTTCCAAGGTTATAATCACAGCTCCTACAGACAGACAGGTCAAAGAGATAATGTGGGCAGAGGTAGAAAAGCGCTGGAATAATGCCAAGGTGCCGCTCGATGGGCGGCTTTTAACATGTAAGGTCGATATTGAGGAAGATTGGTTTATGCTAGGCTTTACCACAAAAGAGACCGGCAACATGACTGGTAAGTTCCAGGGCTTTCATAGTCCGAACATAATGGCCCTTGTATCTGAGGCCCAGGCAGTGCCGGATCAGATATTCCAGCAGCTAGATGGTATTCTGACTTCTGATAACTCTTTGCTAGTCCAGATCGGAAACCCTTTGCGCACTACTGGTACATTTGCCAAAGCTATTAAAAACACTACAGACAATATTGTAATATGCCTATCTTGCCTAGATAGCCCTAACTACATGCATCAGCAGAATATCATCCCGGGCATGGCAAGCTATGACTGGGTGGAGAAGATGCGCAAGAAGTATGGCCCGGAGCATCCTATATGGTTTGGAAGAGTGCTAGGCCAGCTACCGCCTACCAGCATTGACAGCGTATTCAATCCGGATCTTGTGGATAATATGGTCAATATCCATCCCAGGATAATTAAAAGGCTTGTAACAGTAGTCTGCGATCCGGCCAGGTTTGGGGATGATGATATAGTTATATATGGCATGGTAAGCGGCAGGGTAGTCAAGCAGCACATACAGCAGCAGGCCCCGGCAGACGCTGTATGCAGCCATATCTTGCAGATGGTAAAGGCTATAGGAGCGAATCAAATAGATGTAGATGGCGATGGCCTAGGTGGGCCCATAATAGACTTTTTACACAAGATGAAACCGGCTAATGTAAGGCTAAATGAGCTTAGAGCCGGAGCAAAGGCAGAGGATGAGGAGCACTATCAAAATGCAAAATCCGAGTGGTGGATGTATGCTAAAGAGCAGGCGGAGAAAGGCTTTGTATCTATCCCGGATGATGAGTATCTCAAAGAAGAGCTTTTAGAAACAAAGTACTTTTTTAATAACAAAGGTAAAATCCAGATAGAGAAAAAAGACGATATCAAGGAGCGCATAGGCAGATCTCCGGATAGAGCTGATGCATGGGTAATGGGAGTATGGGGCCAGAGAAGGGCATCTGTCGTAAAGACAAGCGATCCCTGGCTTGATAATTCCTATGATGTGGACTCAGAAGTAAGCTCCCGGGTAGATAGCCCGATGAGCGCTTAAAAGGAGAAATGATATGGAGCAGATAATTCATACCCCGGAAGATGAACAATACAAGGGTACCGATCCTACCTTTGATGAAGATCTAAGGACTGAGATAGAATCCCGGTGGAAGAACTGCGAGGCCTTTTATAGAAACTGGCAAGAGCAGGGCAAGGAAGATTATGATTTTGCCCTAGGCAAGCAGTGGACTCCGGAAGAGCTGGAAAAGCTAAAAGAAGAGGGCAGGCCCGCGCTGACCTTTAACAGGATAAGGCCGCTTATTAACCTTGTATCTGGCTACCAGAGAGAGAACTCTGCGCGCATTAAGGTAAGCCCGGAAGGCGGAGAAGATAAGCTATTTTCAGAGGTTATGGATAAGCTCATAAAGGCAATAGACAAGTGGAGCAAGCTAAGCTATAAGCTAGGGTACCAGTTTGATGAGGGCCTATATTGCGGCAAGAGCTTTCTAGAGGCTACTATCGACTATCAAAAGGATCCTATAAGGGGAGAGCTCAAGTTTGTAACCTTGGGCCCTTTTAAAGTATGGGTAGATCCGGAGTGCCGGGAATACGATATAAGCGAGGGCGCTGATTATGCTTTTAAGTTTGGCAGGTTTACAAAGGCTACCTTAAAAAAGATGTTCCCGGAGCACAAAGACAAGATCGCGCAATTTAACACAGATAATGACAGCTACGAAGATAATGCGATGCTTGAAGGCGATGAGGATAACTATGGCAATGATCCTAACAAGGCTACTGTTATACAGACTTCGGACTTTGAAGATACGACCTATGAAGGCGATCAGAAGTTTACGCTAAAAGAGTACTGGCGCAAGAAACCGGTTAAGAAGTATTTTGTACTAGATGGCGAGAGCAACGAGCCTATGGGCTTTGAAGATAAAGAAAGCGCAGAGGCCTTTGCAGATACGCAGGGCGAAGGCATAGAGGTAGTGGAGAGAACTGTTACAGAAATGCATACTGCAAGCATGGTATGCGGCCATATACTCCAGGATATCATAAGCCCCTTAGAGCCAAGATATACAGGCTTTCCGTTCTTTAGGTTTATAGCGGACTGGGCCCCTACAGCAGAGACAGAGGAGTATAGAGTAATGGGAATAACAAGAGCCCTCAAAGATGTACAGAGAGAAAAGAATAAGGCCAAGAGCCAGACGCTGCATATACTAAATACACAGGCTAACAGCGGCTGGATAGGAGACGATGACGCGCTAAGCCCCGAGGGCTTTAAGATGCTTGAGAAGATGGGATCCACGCCAGGACTGGTTATTAAAAAGAAAAAGGGCTCCGAGCTTACCGAGATACAAGCTAAAGGGCCTAACATAGGACACATACAGCGCGAACAGAAGGCAGATGATGAGTTTGTCGCAGTGAGCGGCATCCATCCGGAGCTTTTAGGCATACAGGAGAAAAGCGAATCTGGCCGCGCTATGGCTATGAGGATTAAGCAGGGAATAACTAGCCTTACCAGGATATTTTATAACTACCGGTACACAAAGGAGATCCTGGGCAAGTTTATCCTAACTATGATCCCGGAAGTCTTTGATGCTAAGAAGGTCATGAAGGTACTGGGCCCGAAGTATATGGCCAGTACGCAAAGCGAGGCTTATCCGGAAGGGCTGACAGAGGGAGTTATAATCGGCTTTCTAACAATGGTAAAAGACCATAAATACGATATCGAAGTAACTGAGGCGGATCAAAGCAGGACTACCAGAGCAGAAGTCTTTGATCAACTAGCAGAGCTAGCACAGTCTGGATATCCGATCCCGCCGCAGCTGCTATTACAATATATGGATATTGCCAATTCTGATGAGGTCAATCAGCAGATAGAGCAGTACATGGCCCAACAGCAAGAGGCACAGAAGAAAAAATAACCCGGCTATATGCCGAAATAACCCCCCAGACCTAACTGGAAAATAAAGGAGAGGATAAAAATGGCAAAAGAAAAAGTAAAAGAAACGCCAGAACAGAACGAGGAGCAGGAATTGAACGATATCCAGGCTAAGATCGATAAAGGCGAAGAGCTTACTCCCGAAGAGGAGAAGGCCCTCTTATCCAGCGGAGAGCTAGAAACAAATATCGGCAGTAATGTCGAAGAGGATGAAGAGGAGAAGGAAAAGGCCTTTGAGAAGGAAGAGGATATAGAGGATATCGATGAAGAGTCTGGCGATAAAGACGAAGATGACGAGGAGACTCCGGCTGCCGAAAAAGAGCCGCAAGAAAAACCTGGTACGGAGACAGGAGAACAAGACTCCGATGATGCGGATTCAAAGAAAGAGCCGGAAAAAGAGGATGATGCTGATATAAGCAAAATCAATCAAGAGCTCGATAAGCCAGATGGCCAGGAAGATTTAGAAGGCCTTACCAAGAGAGAGAAAGCGCTCTACTGGGAAATGAAAAGGGATAGACGCAAGCGACAGCAAGCCGAGGAAGAGAGAGATACGCTAAAGTTTAAAGAACTAAAGCGCAAGGCTCAAGAAGAGGCCGAGGCTGGCAAGAAGGAAGAAGAGGAAGATCCCTTTGAAGGTAAAGAGGATGATGACTTCTTAAGTGTAGCAGATGCTAAGAAGATCCTGGCAGGCAAGGCGAAGGATAAGGGAGCAGACAAAAATGAACAGGTAAATGCGGCCCTTATGCATCCTTTTCTGCGCATGGCTGATAAAGAGGCCCGGGAACGATACTCAGAGGATTACGATGATGTTATAGAGTGCGCCCCGGAGATCGTTGATGTTAATCCTAGCTATCTCAAAGAGATAGCGGATGCAGTGGCCAAGGGAGAAAACCCGGCCATTAAAATGTATCACTTGATAAAGGCAGATCCTCAGTTTGAGAAAACGCTGCCGGTAGCCCAGGCAAGGCTAAAAGCTGCTGGTAGAGGGCCCAAGAAGGAAGAGAAGAAACAAGAGAAAAAGGAAGTCAGCAGCAAGACAAAAGAGGCCCAGGAGAAGTTCAAAAAGAATCAACAGAAACCGAAAACTAGCGCGCATTATTCAAATGGATCCGAAGTCAATATAGACAATATGAGCATAGAAGATTATGCGAAAATGCCAGATTCGGAGTTTGCGGCTCTCCCTAGACACAAGAGAGATGCCATACTTAAGAAGTTTGGGTAATGTGTATGCAGAAGGAGATAGAAGATGGCTAACACACAATCACTGTCAGCACTAAGGGTAGAACTCTGGCGGAAAAAGCTATTTGCGGATGTCAGAGATGACCTTTGGGCAACCAGGTTTATGGGCCGGACAGAACAGAGTATGATCCAGGAGCTTGAGGACTTGAAAAAGGACAAAGGCTCTAAGATTAACTTTGGCCTGGGAATTAAGCTCTCCGGCGATGGTACCGAAGGCGATGCAGAGCTGGAAGGTAACGAAGAGAGCATGACTGATTACGAAGAGGAAGTTGAGATAGATCAGTTAAGGCATGCAGTAAGGCTAAAAGGTAAGATGGATGAGAAAAAGAACGCATATAATATGCGCTCTTCTGCTAAGGGTAGATTGCAGGACTGGTGGGCCGAGAGACTTGACCAAGAGATTTTGGACAAGCTCTGTGGTAAGGCTGCATCTGATTTTGCTAATACTCCGACAGCAGCAGCATCATCCAGACGTGTATATGCC